GCTTTGAAAGATAAGCTGGTTGTGTTCGAGATTGACCCAGCTGCAATCGGAGCGTATGACTGCATTGCTGCTAAGGTGGCAGCTTCTAATGCTGCGAATATCACATCTGCGCTGTATGTTGTAGAAAGTCGGTATGGAACTAAAACCCAGCCGTCTATGATTGTTGACTAACCAATTGGTGGGGCGTTTTACCGCCCCACCTAAAATGAGAGCGTATTATGGCGGATTACTGCACAATCGCAGAAGTCAAGAATATGATGCCCGATGTAGAATGGGCTTCCGACTATGATGCTACGATATTGAGCCTCATCTCTCGGGCATCCAGAGCTATTGACCGCTGGACTGGGCGTGAGCCTGATGCTTATTGTGCTCCGGAGACCACTCGGCTATTTGATGGGGCTGGCAATTCTGAACTTTATATTGGTGAGTTAGCTGCTGCCCCGACAGAAGTTAAGGTTGCGTGGGATGGCATAACGTTCGAACTGTTAGATGCGGCAGAGTATTATTGCTTGCCGATAAACTCTCTCCCATTCAATTATTTACGGCTTGAGTTTGGCACGTTCCCGTGCATGCGTAGATCTGTCCAAGTGAAAGGAAAGTTCGGATATAGTCTATCAGTTCCTGATGATATAAAGCAAGCCGTGATTATGCAGGTTATCCGCTGGTATAAGCACGGTCAGCAGGCGTTCCAAAACACCGCAGCTTCAAACGAATTTGGCACACCTCAGTATGGCGGGCTGGATGAAACAGTTAGCTCTATTTTAGAGGCTTATCGGAAGGTCACAATATGAGCTATTCTATTGGCAATGCGTTAGCTTGGCTTCAAGCTGAGTTAGCTAAAATTGATGGTATAAAAGAAGCGCCCGCAGCTCCGCCTGAAGCAATGGCTCAATTCCCATTCGCTTTGGCTTATGCCAGCAGCTTTAGCTCGATAGGTGGCTCAGGCTTTGAGGAAGTTCTGGACGTGCTGGTTGTTGAGATCCACGTTGCAAGGCAAGTGCTGCCGAAATCATTCCCGATAGCGCTTAGCTTTAGAAATGAGGTGATTGGCATTCTACTTGCCGACCCAACGTTTGGTGGTAATGTAGACACTTACACCGATGTGCGTGGAACGTTTGGCTGGTTGCAATACGCTGGCGAAAGTCATTTAGGCTGGCGCATTGAAATTGAAGTGAAAGGAAAGATAGGATGCTAAAGTATATTGGCAATGCATCGTTAGCTGACATACCCGCCAGAGATTTGACTGATGATGAAGTCAAGATTTATGGCGGAGAGGAATTTCTACTCTCGACTGGGCTATATGCCAAAGTTGAAGTAATAAAGCAAAGCAAGACTTTGCATGAGAATAAATTATTGCAGCCTGAGAGTGAAGACAAAGGCTGTTCAGGCTGTTAGGAGGATAGATGGCTGGAATTAAGAAATTGCGCAGAATACAATTAGGCAAGGAAGTGACTGCTGGGCTTGCTGTTGCTGCTACGACAAAATGGCGTGGGACTGGCACGTTAGAGGATAAGCGTGAGGCTTATTTTCCTGATGAGGATATTGGCTTTATTGTGCCAGTGAACCGTGCGTTTTTCCCGTTCACGCAAGGGCAGTTAGATTTGGATGAAGTCCCTGCCACTTTTGAACAGCTGCCCCATATCTTGGCGATGGGCGTTGATGGAGTTGTATCAGGAACGAAAGATGGTATTGGTACTGGTTATGTATATACTTATGCTTTCCCAACGACTACAGTCAAGACGCCCAAGACTTATACAATTGAGGGCGGTGATAATGAGCAAGTCGAGCAGATGGCTTATACCTTTGCCGAGAGCTTCAAACTAAGTGGCAAGCGGAAAGAGCCAATCATGATGAGCGCCACGCTGATTGGCAGTGATGTTAGTGTTTTATCTGGAGGCTTTACTGCAGCTGCGACCTTACCGACTGTTGAAGAGATACTTTTCCAGAAGGCAAAACTCTACATTGATTTGATTAGTGGAACGATTGGAACAACTGAGATTGGCTGCACGTTATATGAGTTTAGCCTTGATGTTACGACTGGTTTTCAAGCGCTCTATGCTGCCAGTGGCTCGCTTGGTTGCTGCAAGATTATCGCCTCGACCCCTGAGCTAAAGCTGCACTTAGTATTTGAGCATAATGCCAGCTCTATTGCCCAGAAGGCTGCTTGGCGCTCACTCACTCCGAAGCTCATACGGATTAAGAGTGAAGGTTCGGCTTTGGCGACTGCTGGGACATATACCAATAAGACGCTCATCATTGACCTTGCCGGCATGTGGGAGAAGTTTGATAAGTTGGGTGAGGATAATGGAAATGATATTATCGAAGCCGACTTCCGTGTTGCTTATGATGCAACTGCAGCCAAGTATGCTGAAATCAAAGTAGTAAACGAGTTAGCGAGCTTACCATGATAAGAATTGAGATACCGTCCAGAGACACGCCGGGCTTCTTGCGCAGGGCTAAGAAAAGCATCGAGCTGATGCAGAAGGCTGCTGACCCGCAAAGCAACCCGAATATCATCGATGATTTGATAGAGTTTATTCTGGGTTATGTCATTGAGCCCGCTGACCGAGATGAAGCCAGAGAACAATTGCTTGATGCTTCTGAAGCACAGTTAGGTGAAATCATTGCCCAGATTGGTGGATTAAACCAAAACCCTACCTCACCGAGCCCGAGCAATTAAGATATAAGTCTTGGATGCGAGGGTTCGGTGATGAACCGCCTTACTGGGCTGTTGTGCTTGACTTGAGTGAGACATATGGCATTGCCCCGTGGGACTTTGAAGAAAGATGCACACCAGAATGGTTTCACCGAATGATAATGCGCCGAGATGAGGTCATACGTAAAATGAACAAAGCTGGGCACAATGGCTGAGAAAAATATTCTCGAAGTTATCATTACTGGTAAAGATGAAGCCAGTGGCAAGCTAAGTGGTATTTTAGGGACGCTTGGTGGACTTGGCAAAACCGCTGGCATTGTCGGTGGTGCTCTTGGTGTAGCTGGTGGTGCAGTTGTAAAGTTTGCTGGCGATCTGGCGACGTCTGCTGCGCCCGCAGAGGCAGTGACCAATACATTCAAAAACCTTGCAGCCTCGATTGGCGAAGAAGCTGCCCCGATGCTCGAAGAATTGCGTCAAGCCACAAGGGGGATGGTTGCTGATACCGACTTGATGCAAGCCACGAATAAGTTCATGTCGATGGGCTTGGCAGATAGCTCTGAAGAAGCTGCAAAGTTAGCAGAAATGGCAACCCAGCTTGGCTCTGCAATGGGCATGGATGCTACAGCATCAATGGAAGACTTTGCCCAGATGCTGGCTAACCAAGCCATCCCTCGCTTAGATAACTTCGGCATTTCCTCAGGGCAAGTTCGTACTCGCATTGATGAGCTGATGGCTGCCGACCAGAACCTGACCCGTGAGCAAGCTTTTATGCAAGCTGTTATGGAGCAGGGTGAAACCTCAATGGCTAAAATCGGTGAGCAGTCTGGCACAACCGCTGCCAGTATGGCACAAGTACAGGCGCAGCTGGAAAACCTCAAGATAAGTATTGGGACTGCATTGCTGCCCATTCTTGGAGAGCTTGCTAAGGCTGTAACTCCATTAATCCAAGAGATTGGACCTGTTCTTGTTGATGTAGCTGGTCAAGTTGGTGGAGTAATCACTAGTGATGTTATCCCTGCTTTACTTCCGCTTATAGAAAAGTTATTGCCCCCCATTCTTGACCTGTTGCCATCTATTGTTAGCTTATTTGCTTTATTGGCTTCAAACCTCATGGAAGCGCTTGCCCCAGTGCTGGACACACTTGTTTTAGTATTAATTGATCTGATAGACCAGTTCACGCCACTTCTTGAGACCTTACTTCCGCCATTGATAGATTTAATTGGTTCGCTAATGAAAATAGTTGAGCCTATTTTGACAATAGCTACATCTTTATTGAGCAATATTGTTATTCCACTAATTGAGCTATTGTTACCGCCGCTCATTGATTTACTTGATAAAGTCGTTGGTGTTGTTAGCACATTAGCTGGATGGTTAGCTGACCATCTGCAGCCTGCATTTGATGCGATCGGCGATGCAATTTCAAATGCAATCGGATGGTTTGAAAGTCTAAAGGATAAGTTGTCTAACATCCATTTGCCTGACTGGCTGACCCCGGGGTCGCCTACGCCGTTCGAGCTTGGCTTGCGTGGAATTGCCAGTGCGTTGAAAGAAGTAAATGGTGATATTGGTGGATTGACTGTGAATGCAGCCTCACAGCCTGTTGCCTCGCCCACTACTGTTGTAGTGAATGTCAGCTCAATGATGAGCTTAGCCGATATGGCTGATGCAGAGCTTAAGCTCCAGCCAATAATCAATAATGCCGTGCGGAGGGCGTTAGCATGAGATACGGACGAGGCAAGTACGGCAGCTTTAAGTATGGGATTACCGACAATCCCAATCTTGGTTGGCGTTTTCTAATTAGATGGGATGGAGAAATTTGGACATCAGAAGCTGATAGAGTTACTGACCTTGTAATCACCAGAGGACGTGATAATCTCATCTCTGGAGACAAGATAGAGGGAATGAAAGTTGGTGAAGTCGTCTTGATGCTTGATAATCATGATGGCAGATATGACCCATTCAATACCAGCTCACCTCTTTACAACATTATCAGCCCCGGCAAGAGGCTGCAAATTTCTGTTAAGAATGGAGACACTGGTGGAGATTGGATTGTATTTACTGGAACGATCTCTGAAATTACGCCATTTGGACGCTGGAATAAGACCCAAATTAGAGCTGTTGATGACTTAAATCTATTGAGCAATAAGATTGTAAATTATGGACTTGTAGAAGGTGCACGAGTAGACGAGGCGATTAGAAATGTGCTTTTAACAGCAGGCTTTGCTGATAGTGATTTGAGCCTTGATATGTCATCTGACTTTATTCATTTCTGGTGGGCAGCAAAGCAGAGTGCTAAAGATACAATAGATGAGCTTGTTCATGCGCACATGGATGAATGGGCAGTTATGGCTGATGGCAAGATTAGATATAAAGCCCATAATGAGCAAGACACAGTAAAACTTACCTTGAATTCGAATGACCTGTTAAAAGACATATCCTTTCTAATGCCGTGGGACGTTCAGCGAAATTTAGTAGAATACACGATTTATCCAGTAGAGACTGATTCTGTTATTCAAATTATTTGGGAGAATAAATCTGCAATCTTTATCCAAGCTGGTGAGACGATAGAGATTGATGCTGATTTCTCTGTTGAAGGTCAAGATTGTTTAGCTAAGCCATATTGGATTGCTGGTGTCAACTTGGTTGCCACCACTGGGGTAGATGGGACTGGAGCTAATGTTGCGCTAAATATTAGCTGGCAGTATTACGGCTCTTATGCGCATATCATTATTACCAATGTTGATAGTGTTGATGGTTACATCCAACCGCATAAAGATGATAATAATACTGGTTATGCAATCGGAACCGCTTATCTCGTCTATAACAAATCATCAGTCCAAAAACAGGTTGGTGGCTCGCAACAATCCCAAAAAGCTTTGATAATTGATAGTAAGTACATGCAAGATCGCAATTTAGCTAATGGACTGGCTGCTTATTATGTCAGCTGGTTATATAACAAGAAATATTACCCAACTGTCATTTTAGAATGTAGGAATGACATTCAATTTTCAATCGATTTGTTAGATAAAGTTAGAGTAAAATTAGATGTGCTTGGACTTGATGCAGAGTTTAGAGTAGGCAAGATTACGACAAGCTGGTTATCTGAAAATGGAAGCTTATCACGCACTGTTCTTAAGCTTGAGCCAGTAAAAGCCTTTGGCGATTATTGGGAATTAGACACAGATGCGCTTAATACAACCACAATCTTAGGAGTATGAAATGACAAGAACCGCAGTTCCAACTTTTACGACTGGGCAGATAATAACCGCTGCCTTTATGAACACTTACTTGAAAGATAATGAGGCGGAGCATTGGAGCAGGATTAGCTCGCTTGAAGCTAAAATTATTCCGCTTCAAAGGCAAGATGTTGCTATTGTTGGCAGAAATTCTGTGCAATCAATTGCCAATGAATCAGAAGTGGTGCTACAGTGGAATTTCAATACTCATGTAACTGAACCCGGAATGCACAGCACGTCCTCAAACCCAGACAAGCTCTATGCCGTGAATGATGGTGTTCATTTGATTACGCTAAATGGCGGTTTTGTGCCCAATGGAACTGGACAGCGTCATCTTGCTATTCGATTAGTCGGTGGATCGACACTTGCTTTCGAAGGGCAGCTTGGCTTAAGCATTGAAGGTAATTTCTTTAGTTTAGCAGCTATGGTCTATTTGACTGCTGGTCAATATGTGTATGCAACCGCATGGCAATCAAGTGGTGCTGCACTCGATTTCGGATATGAGGTAAGTTGTTACCCCTCTTTTGCGATGCACTTATTGAAAGGATAAAGGCTTACTATGACTACAACTTTTCCAACAAATCCCGATACTTACACCACCAAAGTTGATGGTGTTGATACCGTCATGGCAGCGCATATAAACAACCTGCAAGATGCTATGATGGCTGTTGAAGACTTTGCGCTTGATCTGCGTGATGGCTGGTGTTACGACACCGACACTTGGACTTATGTATCCGCCACCAGCTTCAAGATAGCTGGCAAAGATGTGCGCTATCGTTTCCCGAAGGGCACGAAAATCAAGCTGGTGCAGACCAGCACTAAATATTTTTACGTGGTGGCGACTGCCTATTCTACTGACACCACAATCACTATCACTGGCGGTTCAGATTATACTTTAGCCAGTGCTACCATCAGTGGACAGGCGTATAGCTATGCTGATACGCCA